ACTATTCTCCTCTTCTCCCTTACCTTTAAAAATAAAATACTTAGCTAATTGCATATATTTCTGAGAGCCTCCAAAAGAATTTACATATCTTTCAGTAGCCAATGCTACCTTATCTTTATCTCTCAAATGCTCTATTCCATATTTTTTAGCAAATATTTTCAATCTGTTGGCAATAAGAGAAGGACTTCCTTTCCATTTATAAGAAGTTCCTAATTTATTTCCCTCAGGAAATTTAGATCTTATTATTTCAGCAAGTTCATCAAAGTTTACCTTATCATCATAATATTCTGAATCAACAAGTATTCTTTCAACTATCTCTATACCATTGCCAGTAATTTCATTATTATTATCTACCAAGTATTTATCTTTTAGTTGGTTGACATAAACATCACTAATTTTATCTGCAAAATATCCTACAAGGAGAGTATAAAACTCTCCTTTAGATATGTTTTCCTTATTGAGAATTTCATCTCTAATCTTAAATTCCATCTTTTTTAAAGTCTTTTAAAACAATTACATTGTCATCACTTACTGTTTCTAATATCTTATCCACTAGTTCTTCCTCTCTAGTATGGATATAATAAGGAATAATTATTACTGGATTTTTATGACGAAGTATTCTTCCTATTTTTTGAGTGACCATTACTTCACTGCTATTAATAGCTACAAGTATTCCATATTTGCAATCAGTAAGATTACATCCTTCATTTAAGATATTACAAGCAGTAATATGATTTATAACACCTTTGTTAAACTTGTCAAGAATAGCATTAGAATTTTTATTTATAGAAGTTATGCAATTACATGAAAGTCTTGCTGCCTGCTGTATATCTGCACAGAAAGTAAGAACCCTTTCATCTTTTAGCTCTTCTAGAATCTTAATGATTTCATTAGTCTTTTGATTAGCTAAAAACTTTAGCCTTTCTCCAGCTTTCTGAAGCCATCTATTTTTCATAAGAGCATTTCCTCCCATTGCTTTTTTCTTATAAAATTCTACCATTCCTGACAAATAGTCATAGTAGTCTGCTGCAGAGCATGATATTCTAACTTTATTATTTTTATTCTTAGAATATATCCATCTTTCTGCATAACAGCATCTCATTTCCTTAGTGCCTTTAGGATTTATTATAAATTCCATAGATATATGTTTTGTCAATTCTAAAGGAACTAGAACTATTTTAGGGTCAGGAAGAACATCTTCCTGAATAGCTGTACGTAAAGACACTTTTATAATCTGAACATCATATTTATCTTTTAGATAATACTTTATATCCAAATTAACTGTAGCAGACAAGAAAGTAAAGAATTTACTTTTATATGCTTCAAGAAATTCTCTACTTCTTTCTGAAAGATGATGAGCCTCATCACATATAATCATATCATACTCTCCAGTATATTTATGTAAAGACACATAAGTGCTGAAATGTATTTTATAATCATAATAGCAGCCCCATTTCTTTAATTCAGCTTCCCAATTAGATATTAGAACAAGTCTAGGAATTACTACAAGCACATCACCTCCAATTTTTACTCTTTTCTTCATTAATTCTATAGCATTCCTTGTTTTTCCAAATCCTGTAGGTAGTTCTAAAAGTACATTATTTTTTGTTATTTGTTTAATAATTCCTTCTGTTCTGTCCATTACTTCAAAATTTCATAAGTATAACTTTTTGCTTTCAATAGTACAGCCATATCATCAAGATGGGCTTTAATTTTACCATTCCTGTCAAGAGATTTATATCCCTTACATTTAGGAACTACAGTGTCTAGCATTTTAGCATAGTTATCACTGCTAATGTTAATCACTTGTCTGCAACCTTCATTGAGGTTGAAAATAATTACTAATTTTTTATCCATGTTATTATTTTTTAATATTAAAAATGCAAATTTAATAAATTATTTAAATAAATGGTGTATTACCATTTCTTTAACGTTCTCAACTACTTTAATATCCTCTACAACACTACTTATTGCCCAGTAAGAAGGTAATTTATGAGTTATTATTAGACAAAGAATTATTTCTAAATTCTCCTGCAAAAGCGATAGTTCTTCTACTTTATCAGTATTTTTTTCTAAAGACTTTACTTCTATTATTGTTTTAATACTAATAATTAATACATTTACTGTATGATTATATGAATTAACTATTTTTTCTCTAGATGGAGGATTTATCCCATACTTTATTTTACACTCCGTAAGTAGTGATACACATAAAGTCAAGACACATTCACAAGCAATAACAGAACCTAAATTATAATCCCATAGTAAATCTGCTATATCATCAATTTTATCCTTAACATTAACTTTCTTTAAAGCTGCATTATACTCATTAACTCCAACAACATTATGAATTTCTGGATATTTAGTAATAATATCATAATATTCATTCATACATTCCCAAATGGCATAATTTTCTGCATAAGGAATTAAATTCCACTGCATCTCTACAGAATTGAATTTCTTTCTGTAAGACACAGTTATCTCATTTCTAGTTTTACGATGTCCTGTAATCTTTATTATGAAATTATCCTTGTATTTATTATAGAAATCATTAAAATCCAAACTAAGGTCTCTTTCTAAATTGTCTTTACTTATAGTGAAGATGTCTATTACATTATACATAGATAATAATGACATTCCATTCAAGTCTATATTACCCTTCAGCATAGTATTATACATTTCTATTACTTCTTCTGTAGGAGTATCCATAAGAGATTGTGCTTCTTCCCAAAATGTTGAAAGAAATACACAAGAATCACTACTTTCTAAATCATGAAACTTATGTGCTTCCCATGAAGGAAGTTCTCCTTTTTCAAAAATTCTACCTCTGAAGGCAAAATGACCAGTAGTATCAGGTATTACATAGTAGTTAGACTTATTGCTAAATTTAATACCTTTTGATTTCAAAAGTCTTACTGGTACTTTATTTTTAACTTTTGAAATATTCCATTCGTGATTTAAAATATCTATACTCATTATAAACCATTTAAGAATTTTACATATTGTTTTCTACACTCTGAGTCTTGTAAATACAAAGAATCCCCAAAAGCCAAGTAAAGCCAAGTGCCTGTCTTGCCTCTAATAGTGATATAATAAAAATAACGTGAATTAGTCATCATTTTAAAATATCTAGAAGCTTCCTCTTTTGGCATATTACACATTCTTTCATATACTTTCTTAAACAGAGAACAGATATTATGTGTTGCTATAAGAATAAGATCAGATTCACTGAATTTTGTATCCATACCAGCTAGAAAAATATCTACTATAGTATCTGTAGGTTCTTCTAGAAGATATTGCACTTCTAGAAAAAACTCAGACAAAGACATAAATGTCATATCCTCATCTACAGTCTGATCTATTTTAGCATATAATGTAAATTCAGTAATCCTCAGCTTTCTAGAATGTATTACTTTGTAATTAGATTCTGATGAGAATTTTATCCCAACACTGTTCAATGTTTTTATTGGAATAAGATTTTTAACTTTATCTATATTCCAGGTAACATCTTTAATGCTTGGATTATTTGTTATTTTTATTACCATTTTTCTACAATTTTTCGTTCATAATGTTTTATCTCTTCTTCATGTGAAACACCATCAATTAATGATTCAACTATCCATTCATGTTCTGGATTTGAAGTTTCTGTGGGTATGCCATGAAAAGCATTGAAATTACTATAAATATTATATGAACAGATTATACTTAATTTAAAAGGATCTCTATTGTATAAAACCTCTTTTGCTATTTCTATAGCTTCACCATTCATTGGAGGTAACATATAATTTATGAATCTCAAGAAAGATGAAAAATGCATTATACATCCTGTTTCTAAGTCTGAAGGATCAAAGACATCTTGAACAAAATGTATAAGTTTAGTACCATATCCACTATATGGAAAGCTAGAATCTATAACATAATTATTTCCTCCTTCTTTTAAATCAGTACTATACTTTATTTCTAAATTATCTAAAACAAAGCTAGGAATTTTATTTCTTACAAAAAATAAATTCCATGATATATTTTTAAATTCAGTTTCAGTTATAGCAGATTTTTTATTTTGAGAAGGATGACAATAGTCAGTATTAATTATATTATATGATGCTGGACCATCTTTTGTCTTATTTACTCTTATCATTTTATTCCTTTTCTTAAATTCATTATTCTTTTATACTCTCTTCCTTCCTTATATCCTTGAATATAACATATATACATGGATAATGTCTGGACTAGAAGTAGTAGTATAAAGAAATACCATCTTTCTATTATACATTGAAGATAGTGGTTATTAATAACCACTACCCAAATTTCTTTTAGCTCTTCCATAATAATACATTATTATTTTAATGAAAACATGACTAAAACCTATACTATATAGTATTTCAAATAGTTCAGGTACTGCCCAACATCTTAAAGATATGTCAGCAGACATGAAATACAATAATATATTTACCCATGTAGTATTACAATAAACACATAGTCCTAATGGCTTAGAAAGCCATTTTAATACACCACCCTTACGCCACATAGGTTTAAGGATATGATTTTTAATAGGATTAAAAATCATTTCTTTTTCTCTTAGACAGTTTCTATAAAAGAAACTTAATGCTGCACTACCCAGTGCTAGCAATATTAATTCTATAAAATACATACTGTTATTATTTTAATTTATTTTTAATGAAATCTATAATATATATTGTTAACACAAATAATACATATAAAATAATATATATTACTGGTGTTACAATTGCTGATAGTACTGAAACTATCAATATTAATTTAATACATTCTCCCATAATAATTATTTTTATAAATGTAAAAAACCTCTTCAAGAAAGTCTCTTATAGAATCTCCATAGACAGGACATAATATAAGTTATTTCTTGAAGAGGAAAAATAAAATAACACACAATAATAATACTATAATCAAGTCATGGTATTATTATTGTAAAATGCAGAGGCTTTCACAAGAGTCTGCATTATGTATATTAACAAACCAAATTAAGATTATGATTATAACATATTAGTCATCTTTAATATTGTCTTCAAGGTATCTTCAGATACTAAATCATTAGCACAGAAGAACCCCATAATAAATGAATACAGCTGATTCTTATTATGGAATAGTATAATCCCTTTATATGAATCAGCATATATTTCATTATTTATTTTATATATCTCAAGTATCTTAGTTTCATCAACACATGAATCTAAAGATAGGCTTGAAGATGTTCTTATTACTATATCTCCACTAGAAGACATAGTAACTAATATTTTACTTATTTTCATGAAATTTAATATTACATATATAAATTGATAAATAGTAATAAGTGTCATCTTTGTGTATATCACACATGACACTAGTTTTATTGTGCTTACTTTTATAGTCAAGCATAAACTTTCCCTTTTCAAGATGATGAGGTCTCATTTGTCTTATGCCTCTTATATATAATTTAGAGTCATATTTTCTAGTCTTATCTACTTTATGGACTACAAAGGCTTTTAGACCATTATACTTGAGAAAACGATGTAAACTATATACTCTTTTTAATAAGTCACTATACTTAGTAAACTTATAAAAATGATTACACATTCTACCATTAATATAGTATTCTATTCTAGAACCATCTTTATGTTTGAAGATGTCACGCCTGTTAATAGACTCTATATATTTAAATCCTAACTTTTCTAGAGTATCTATGTAATCTTTAGTAGGAGTAAATCCTACTAAAGAGTATTCTTTTATTTTAGTTTTCATATTAAAATAACATTTTAATTACATCATCATGGTCTTTTCTTAACTTATCAAAGAGCAAAGCTTTGATTTTTTCTGAGTGTTTCTTAAAGAAGTGGACATCCTTACACCTATTATATTTAGCCTTTTTCTTAATAATATCAAGAGGCGTTTTTACATAGAATGAATGACCATCAGTTACTTCAAAGACTTCTATGTCTTTGATATTTCCGAAGAATACATCAATTTTATGGTCATTAATATTAAATGACCATCCATCAACCTTAGAATCATATCCTAAACAATCGTTAGGAAAGAATTTCTTCCAGATTTCAATCTTTCTCCTATTCTCTAAAGTATCACTTAGAATAATATCCACATCGTGGAATTCTTCTATTTTAAATCCATAGATAAAAAGAGCTACAGAACCTGTTACTACAAATTCTTTTTTAAAATAACCATTGAAAAATTCAATGGTCTCTCTTACTTGTTTAAAATTTAGTGTCATATATTTTATTTTTAAAGTTAATAATCAATTTAAAAACCACTACTACCTTTCACAAGTTTTCGTGGTGTTATTAATGAAATAATGTAAAACTAAATAAACCTATAAAAATATATAGTATGAAAAAAATAGCCAATTAAAATAACTCCTACTTATCTTCACAGACTTTCAGAGTTTTAAAATGTCACAATAAAACAACGAATCAGTGTGGATATATAAGGAATCGAACCTTATTAAATACCATAATATCCAATAAAACATGTGCAGTAGGGAATATATATTGAATAGTGAGCTAAGTTAGATTATTGATTAGTTTCTCCCTACTACACATGTGTAATTTATTTCTTCTTATTATATCTACTATTTGGATTATAGTAGATGTCATAAGTTTCTTTATCTGTAGAGATTGGTTTTCCAAAACACATACAGATAAATTTATTATTCTTTGGTTGAAGATTTATTTCTTCAACCATATCTTTTACTCTTCTTCTTGGCATATTTTTATTTTTTTTTTATTTACCACCTACTATATCTAAATTGATATGCATTCCTCCTTCACAGAAGTAAGTGCTAACTATCAATTTGCTATCATAATAACTAATTCCATGTATTATAGAATATAGAATCCTATTGTACTTCTCTTTATCAATTATAATGCCATTTCTTTTAAGAAAAGCATTATTCTTTTTAAGAGAGAAAATTAGCTTTTCCTCTATATTCATGTCCTTATAGTTCTTCATTGCTTGTCAACTATAAGGAAACAAAAACCACTTTCTGTCTTTATGGAGTAGTGGTTATCAAACTCCATAGCATAACCAAATACATATGGCTCATGCTCTATCTCTTCCTGTACATAGTAAGGAAGAGATTCTATGTTCTCTATAATATTATATTCCATTTTATTTTATTTATTTAATTCTTTTTTATATTCTTGAATATCTTCTAGAATAGAAGATAGCTTTTTTTCTAATTCTTCGATATCTACCAACATCTCTGATTTAGTCATATTATCAGAGAAATAACTAATAAATAATACTCTTGGATTATTTATTAGTTCTAATATATTGCTTACTATTTTGTTTACCATTTTATATTTTTTAGTACTCTTATTTTTTCTGATTTAGTCATTAAATCAGAGAAATAACATATATACTCTGCTGAATTTTTTATACATTCAGCAGAGTTAATAATATCCCTTTCCATATATTATTTATATGGTTTTTTAGGAGTTATTCCAAACTCCTGCCAATAAATCTCATCAAAAGACTTTCCTAAGTACTTATTGTACTTTTTTCCAGTCTTTCTACTTGTTTTAATAATAAAACATCTGTCTGTTTTATTATTAACATAAACAGCATAAAGAGTATCTCCTTGCTGTATTTTAATATCTAACATGGAAATATCCATGTTATTTTTTTGAGACTTCTTGACTGTAAAAGTCTTAGTCTCTTTATTATAGTTATACTCTGCAGCCTCTACAGTATATACTGCAAATAACATAACTATAAATGTTGCAACAGTTAATATTGTTGCAACAATTTCAAAGGACCTCTGGTCCTTATTATATCTATACCTCATAATCTTAATCTTAATTAATAAACATCTAATCCTGTCGCATCAACAGCGAGACCTTCATCTATAAGCTCTCTATAATCGAACTTATTAGCCAAAAGGTATTCTAATGATGCTTCCAGATGAGGAAACCGACCTGGCTCATAACAATTCAGGTCGTTATACTCTTTCTCTTGTTCCTCAGTCATACTAGACATGGGAAACAAACAAGGTTTTATCTCTTCAATTTTTTCTTGAAGAGATTCACCATAGTATACAACATCTTCTAGCACATTAATTCCTTGTAGTGTTTCAATTTTACCCTTAACTAGTATTTTAACACCATAAGGTAATCTTGAGCCAAGCTCTGAGATTATCCTATTTTTATCTTCTTGTATCATATTAAATAATTACATAGATAATAAATTATCCAACTCTAAAATGTACTAAAACTTGTTGGATATAGTTTTATAAAGTAATTGATTTGAATAAATCAACTACAACCTTGTTGCAGCTATTATTTTATAGTCACCTTCAAGAACTTGAAGGTAAATCCTTCAGGAAGTGTTGTACTACCTTCTGGAAGTCTACCTCCTACAAGTTGTGCAACATATAAAACATCTCCTTTATTCAAAGAGACATTAATTCTGTTGCATGGGACACCTAATACTGCTGCAGTATCAGCATGTCCCACTGCTGATACTATATGGTCTGGATGGTCTTCAGGTGTATTAGCCTGAATGCAGATATAATCTGCATTTATACCATCCACTTCTTCCACATGTATACCACATGGAAAAGAAGTAACCATCTGTAGTGAGAAAGCATTTCCAAAATATCTCATAATCTTAATAACGATTAACCTAAAGCATCGTGAGGTTCAAATTAATAATATTGTCCATCTTTAAACTCATGAAGAGAACTTAACGGACATTAAGTTTTTTTAATAGAAAGGATAGACAATAATTGTCTATCCTAATTAAAATAGAGTTCGAGTTCATCTGTCTCTACTCTATAGAGACCAAAGGAGTCCCAGTCTCCTTTGGCTCTCTTGCAGACACAAGAGAGTCTTCTCCCAGACTCTACTTGTTCTGCCAAGTTATGTGCTTCTTCCCAAGAAGCACATAACTTAATATACCCATAGTCTGGGTTATACTCAAAACCCAGACTTTTTATGTTTTTTAGCTCAGATCCGTGAGCTAAAACTTTCACTGTATTCATTTTAAACATTTTATTGATTAAAATAGTTATATATTTATACCAACACATGGACTAAGATGTCAATGTGTTGGTGGAAAAGTGGTGGTTTTGTAAAAACCATCACTCCCATCACAATTATCCCCACAACAATTATACTTTCAATTGTTATAAGTACAACTACAGTGAGCCTTTAGTTTAAACTTTAACAATTGGTAATTTAATAATTGCCATTGAAAAAGTTGCCACTGAAAGGCTTGCCTTTTTAATAGTTGCAGAAGCAACTGTAAAATTTTTTATTTTACAGTTGAAGAACCAAAGGTTGCTTTAGCAACCACCAATTAAAAAAAACTCTGAAAGAGTTGCGAAAACCCTTTCAGAGAAACAAAGAAGGCTTTAAGCCTTCTTTTGTTTTTTCTTAGCCAATAAAGCTGCTAAGGCTTTAATGTCTCCTTTAGCAATTCCTTCAGCTTTTCTTTGAAGCTGAATGAATTCTCCTTCAGTATCTGTTGGTTCATACCAACAGACAACAGTCTGTTGGTAGTCCAACTTACCCTCAGCAACGAGGTTTTTCACCTCGTTGCTGTAAAAGCAACACTTTTCCTCTCCATCTTCCTCAAAGGAAATGGAGAGTGTTGTACTCCCATCAACAGAGGAAGTACCAAGGACAGTCTCCCATTCTTCAGGGAGATATTCCTCTTCAAATGTTGAAAAACTCATTCTTCTAAGGACTTTTCTGTCCTTAAGAGAATTGTTAGAAACTGAGGCTGCTTTAGCAGCCAAATAGCTTACTTTTGAACTTCTTTTTGTGTTCATAATTAATTTTTTTAAAATTAGGCGAATCTAAACTATACATCGTGTATAGAACTTTTCGCCAGAAAAGTTTTTGAAATGCTGAATTTCACTACGGGAGTAGTGAGATTCGGCATTATAAAGGGTGGGTATTTTTTATGACTATCCTCCACTCATACAAATACAACAAAAAATTAAAAAAAAAATTTTAAAAAAAAATTAACAAAAAAAGTTATACCATGTTTAACCTATTGCATATTAATTATTTTTATATTATATTTGCACCATCTATCTAAATACTCTATTTAGATCTCTGGTCTAGAGAAGACATTTCTAAAGAAACAGCCTCTAGGGAGAGCAGGTGTAGTACTTACAAATAGTAAGGAGGTAATCAGCTGAGAGCAAATAACTAAAGTACATAAATTAAGGGTGACTCACCTATAGAGTTGAGAAAAGGTTGAGGGTAAAGAGTCCTTAGGAGTAAATAGTAGAAATACTATGACCCGCCCCTTATATAAAACTTTAGTCAAGGGGTGCAGTAATGTCCTAGGGAGTAACCCTAGCAAGTCCTCATTAACTCTGATTAAAAGAGCCTAGGGAATTTTATATTCAATTAAAAAAATATAGTAATATGGATAAATTTAAAAATATAGATACTTCTCAATATAGAGAAGTAAAGAGGGGAATTATTACTAGGTATGTGAAGAAGACTGATTTTGAGAAGGATGTAGAAAAAATAAGAATACCATTAGATGGTAAGATAAATTATATTTTGAATAGTAAAAAAACTGAAAATGAAAAATATGGTACTAAAAAAGCTGAAAAAGAAAAAATAATTCTTAGTAACCATCCTAATAAACAAAAGAATTTTTATGAAGATTTGAAAAAAAGAAAACCTAAAAATACTGTTAAACAAACTATTCAAGAAGAAAAAATAAATAAAGAAGAAAATAAAAGTTATATTATAGATCAGATGTTTCCAGTTGCACCTTTTACAAATACTTATTCATATCCTAGAGAAGAACAAAAAAATAATTTTATTAGAGATGGAGAATTAGTAACTGAAAAAAATCTAACTGAGCCTGAAAATATAGAAGTACCTTTCTATTTAGATAGAAATAATTATGAACATCCTCTAGTTCACAAATATACTAATATAGACCCCTTTGATTTTAGAGCCATTGAAGAAGGAAAAAAGAAAGAGAGGAAGGAAGTGGATGTAGCTGTTCCTGATTATTTGAAGAGAGCTGAAGAAGAAAAAAAAAGTAATCCTTGGGATTCTATACTAGAAGAGTATAGACAAAGAAATATGAAAGAAGATTCTATACCAGAAAACTTTAGAATGAGAGATGGAGAATTAACGCCTAATAGTACATTATTAGATGAAAGTTCTCTTCCTGAGGAAGAAGTAATTAGAGACAGAGAATTAAACAGAGAAAGTGCTATAACTGAAAAAAAGTATACCCCATATAAAAGCAATTTAACAAAAGATTTTACTATAGACAATAGTATAGAAAAAACTTCTAGAGATGCTACAAATAATGTTTATGATAAAGAGTTTCTTGCAGGAAAAGAATGGGATATGCTTAGAGATAAGTCATTTAAACCTTCTTGGTTAAGAAGACAATTAGCAGATGCTGCATCAGTAGTATCTGATGATTTAGGAAATGCTATAAGACAAGGAAGAGCTGCTGAAGCTGTTTCTAATAAGGTTAGAAAAGTATATAATGAAAAAACTGATGAATTAGATGAAGATGATATACCTTTATTAGAAGCTTCAAGACCTGCTTCAAGTAGAGTGGTAGACAGTGATTATATTATTCATGGTAGAGATATAATCCAAAAAGGTAAAAATATAAGACACTATAAATTTGAAGGTGATGGTGGTTATGGTAATTCAATGGTATTTCCTTTAAATGCTTATACAGTAAGTGGAAGGAACAGAAATGATTACAGAGATTTACCTTCAAAGAGTATGCCTTTTACTCTTTTCTCACATATTAGACCTTATGAGGAAGAAATTAAGAAAAAAGAATCTCAAACTAATCAATATATAGGGTATGATGCTGATGGTAGAGTTAAGGTAGGAGATATAAATCAGTTTGGAAAAGGTGATTCAGTATCTCCACTTCCTAGATATAAAATATCAGAAATCATTAGAGAGGATGATAAGGATGCTGTATGGGAAAAGGGCTGGTTAAAAGGAAAGAAGAAAAAAGATACTGGAGCAATCAAAGGAATTAGAACTACTAGAGGTGATAGAGCTTATACAGGTAGAGTAAGATTAGTAAGTGAAGGAAATAGACCTGGAGGACACTACTGGGAAAAATCAATTCCTAAAGATACAATATATGAACCTAAAGATTATGACTCTGCTTATACAGGATTACTATATTATGAAGATGAGCATCAAATGTCACAAAATGAAGCCCAAGGAGGTAAAGTAATTATTCAAGTAGGAGACGATGTAAGATATGTTTCAGGTTCTCAAAAAATGGTAGCAGATGTTTTTGATGAAATGAAGTCTAAAAATGGACAAGATTGGGGATATTTTTATTTATTAGATAATGGTTCTTTTGCACTGCCTGTAACCACTTCAAAGAATAATATATCCAAAGATATGTTAAAAAAATGGGATGGTTTAAATGTATCAGGGGGACATGTTATGTATTTAACTGGAGATACTAGAGATATAAATAAGTACAAAACTGAGGGAGGGGAAATAAGTGATATGGATAAACTCTTCAGTCAAATAGATCCTGACTATGCACCTAAAGATTTAGATAATGCTTATAATAAAGCAGAGGGCATAGTAATATATAATAATGAAAAGGACGGTACTTATATAGATATAAAACCTAATGGAAATAGAACTAAAAAAGACTTTATAGGAGATGAAAATACAGCTTACTATGATACTAATGGTAAGCTAAAAACTAAAGTTTCTGACTTTATGATTCCTATAAATTTTAGTGGTGAAGGTGAATTAACACAAGACCAAATAGATAGTTTTGTTGAATATGTAAGACCTTATATAGAGGATAACCTAATACCTATGGAATCTATCATTAGATCTCTAGATGCTAATAATCTCTATGATGAGGGGGTAAAAGGTAGAGTAAAAAAGAATAGAGAAAAAGATAAAAATATATCAGAAAAAGACTTTAACAGAATAAAAGAAGCTCTATTAAAAGCAAAAATATATAGTAAAAAGAAAAAAAGTTAATAAAAATTTTGTTATTTAAAAAATATACACTATATTTGTAGTGTGCAATTCGGGATTTGTCTATGGACATATTTATAATTTAAGAAGTCCCTTGTGAAAGTCACTTCTTTTAAAGACTATGGTGTAATGGTAGCACAGATAAAATTTATCAAGTCTAGGTTCAAATCCTAGTAGTCTTGCTAATATATAAATTATGGTTGAGATTTTAAGAAAAGAAGGTTGGATTTTAAATCCTAATGATAAGATAGTAAATTCAATCTTAAAGAGATTAGAGAGTAACAAAGGCAATTGTCCTTGCAGTACTAAGGAAGAAAGAAAATGTCCTTGTTATAAGTATCTTCAAGAAGATAATTGTTGTTGTACTCTTTATGTAAAGAAGTAACTGATAGTTATTATTACTATTGGTGGTCTTGGGAGAGGAGGAATCTCCCTTGATTTGCCTCTATGTTGGAATGGAAGACAAGACAGACTTAAAATCTGTTGGCTAGTAATAGCCGTGTGGGTTCAAGTCCCACTGGAGGTACAATAATTAAATACTTAATAGTATGGCAAAGAAAAGTTTTTTTGAAGAAAATACTAATAAAGAATCTGAAGTTCTGAATACAGTAGAGAAAGAAGAAGTAGAAGTTAAAAGAGTAAGATATATCTCTGCTCCTAATGTTAGGCTTCTAGTCCAGAAGTTAAATGAAAATAATATTGGCAAAGATGATATTATTGAAATGATTAAAGCTCCAGGAGATTATGGAGTTATTTATTATAAATAAATATATGAAAGTTCCAAAGGAAGAGTATAATAAGGAACCTGTATACTACTGTAAGAAATGTTTATCTCTTAAAGTCAGAGCAGTGGCAGATATGAGTTATTGTGATGACTGTGGTTCCACAGAAATAGATGAGATAAATATTAGAGAGTGGGAAAAACTTTATGAAAAGAAAGTAGGTGTTAATTTTTTAAATAATTAAAAATGGGAGAAGAAAAGAAAAAGCCATCTAAATTGTCTTATGAAGACTTGGCTAATATTACTAGAGAGTTAGAACAAAGATGTAGAATGTATGAACAGAAGTTGAAAGAGAATAATATGATCTCTCTTTTTAAGAGATTGGACTATCTGTTTAAAGTAGTAGAATTTGGTGATAAATTCCCTGAAGAATTTAAGCAGAATAGCATTGCAGAAATTGTTTCTCTTATGACTCCTGAAACTGAAGAGGAAGAAAAAGATGGCAATGGTAAATAATGCTGTAAGGGTTCCTTGTAATGACTTGAATACTTTCTTTAAGTATTGGTTATTATTTTTAGAACCATTTCATAAAATGTCTACTAGAGAAATAGAAGTGGCAGCTTGCTTTTTAAAGCATAGATACTTATATTCATTAGATGTACTAAATCCTACTATAGTAGAGAAACTCTCTATGAATGAAGAAACTAAGAGAATTATTGCTGAAGAATGTAATTTAACTTCAGCATACTTTCAAGTAATGATGTCTAAGTTAAGAAAAAGTAAGTTTGTTATAGATGGAAAAATAAATCCTAGATTTATTCCTAACATTTCTAGTGAAAACTTTTCTCTTTTAATACATTTTGAAATAAATAATTTTAATGGACAAGATGTTTAAAGAAGTAGCTGAAGAGTTAGGTATGTCTGAAAAAGATGTTAAAAACATATACACTGCTTACTGGACAGCTATAAGAGAAACAATTAAAACTCTTCCTTTTAAAGATGATCTTTCAGAGGAAGAGTTTTTAACTTTAAAGACTAGTTTTAATTTACCTAAGATAGGTAAATTAGGATGTACTTATAAGAAATATGTTAGTTTAAAAGAAAGATATAAAAATGTTAAAAATAAAAAAGATTAAACCTATGTTTACTTCATTAATCTGTACTATGGACAGATATGAAGATGATGAGAAAACAGGAAATATTATTGTAGCTTCTAAGACTAGAGGGACTATAAAAGAATATCAGACTGTAGTTGAAGTTGGACCTAATGTTAGAGATGTTAAGCCTGGAGATAAAATTATGATAGATCCTAAGAGATTTGCTGTAGTTAAGCATCAGGAAGGTTCTCTTAAAGATGGAGTTATTTCGGATAATCCAGTAGTTAGTTATAAATTTGATGTAGTAACTATGAATGATACTGATTATTTACTACTTCAAGACAGGGATATATTATATATATTTGAAGGAGAAGAGGAGGAAGAGAATCCTAAGAGTAAGCTCTATACTCCAGAACTTATTGTTTAACATCAAGCCTAGAGTCTTCTAGGCTTTTATTTTTTAAAGATATGCATATTATAGAATATAATAATTACACAATTACTCCTACTCAAGAAGCTTTTTTAATAAAGCCTATAAGAGATTTATTTAATAAAGATAAATCTAAAAATAAGGAGAACTTTATGAAACAAATGTCTATAATGTATTTTCTAGTAGATCCTAGAAGTAGTTATAGTTATATTATAGATGAGGAAGAAAGACTAAAAGAAATTCTTCTTCAAGAAGGATTACCTCAAGACTATAAGATATCAGAAGATTTGAAGAAAGCAATAGAGATTTACCAAAAACATACTGTTACATCTTCATCAGCTCTTCTTCAAGACACTAAAATAGTAATAGGTAAACTTAGACAATTTTTTAGAGATGTAGATTTAAATGCTTTAGATGATAAAGGTAAGCCTATATATACTGTTAGTGCTATAACTAAAGCTATTAAGGATGTTCCTGAATTAGCTAAAGATATAATAGCAGCTGAAAAAGTAGTAGCTCAAGAAATAGAAGAACAAGGCAGAGCTAGAGGAGGTAATAATAATAAAACTTTATTTGATGATGGAATAGATATATAATATGGAATTTAATAAATATCAATCAACTATTGAAGAACTTAACTTAGCAGGATATCCTCAAGAGATTCAAGATCAATTTTGGGATTTTATTAATAATGTACCATATATAAAATATATGGTATCTGAAGAAAGACAAAGAGCTAAGGATTTAGAAAAAGATGATAAAGGTAGAATAATTGTTGATGTAACTAAGCCTCATATATTAGAGGATATGGATTACTTTAGACCATCTGCCTTACATTATAAGAAACATAAATGTTATACTTTTTTAAGACCTAATCCTAATCCTAATTCAGAATATGGGAAATGGATAAGAGAAGAAATTAGGAGATGTTATCATGGGTATGTTAGAGAATCTGATGGAGAATGGGTAACAGGTAATATGTATTTCTTCATGAATTACTGTCCTATACCTATGACTAAGATTACAGGCAATTCTAAAAAAGGAGAACGAGTTATAGATTTTCCTGAATTTTGGGAAGGTATATATTATAGGTTTCATTATATAGAACAAGCACAGAAAGGAGGACTTTTCAATTTTGAAGGAGGTAGGAATGGATGTGAAATATCTAGTCGTGGTAAATCAAAGAGTCTTACCATGGCTGCCATAATGGCAAAGTATTTTGTATTAGGGGAGTCAGAGGATGTCAATAAGTCAGTAAAATGTATGGCTACTGCTTATCAGAAACAATATTTAACTTCAGATGGTATATTAAATAAGTTTCAATCTTATATAGATTTTTTAGCAACCACTACACAATTTCCAGCAAAAAGGCTAAAAGCATCTCTTCAAGATATGGCTTGGAAAATGGGATATTTAGATTTGGATACTGGAGTACAAAGAGGGTCTTTAAATGAAGTTATTGGAGTATCTGCTAAAGATGATCCTTCTAAAGTCAGAGGTAAGCGACTTCACTTTATTATCGTAGAGGAGTTTGGATCATTTAAAAATGTATTGGAATTGTATAATATTATGTTACCTTCAGTACAAGAAGGTGATATATCATTTGGATTTATGTATCTTATTGGTACTTCTGGAGATAGTGAATCAGACTTTCAAGGAGCTGCTGAAATTGTATATAACCCTGAAGGTTATAGAATGTATGCATTACCTAATTCTTTTGATAAGGAAGGACAAGGTAAGTTAAAGATTACATTCTTTTTTCCAGGATATATAAATAGAAAAGGATGTTATGATAAAGATGGAAATTCAGATGTTACTAAAGCTATTCTAGAAATATTAGCTGACAGATATAGAATAAAATATAATTCTACAGATATAAACTCAGTTACTAAGGCTATAGCTGAAATTCCTATTACCCCTCAAGAAGCAATATTAAGAACTAGAGGTAATTTATTTCCTATTACACAATTGAATGAAAGGTTAAATCAGATAGATGCTGATCCTAATTTTTATGAAGATACTCTAGTAGGAAATCTAGTCTTAAATAAAAATGGAGAAGTAGAATTTAGACCTACAGCAGATATGCCTATTAGAACTTTCCCTACTAAAGATAATAAAATGAAAGGAGCCATAGAAATATATGCACTTCCTGAAAGAAATACTAATGGTAAAGTATTCTCAGAAAGATACATATTAGGTCATGACCCTAAACAGTCTATGGGGCATATAGCAGTAATGCTATAATGAAAATCGGGCAAAATCGGTAAAACTCTTAGTTATTAATTTGTATATATTAAAAAATATCTATAGTATAAAAAATAATATATGCTACAAATTAGTAAAAGACAATACCGAGGTAAATTACTAGATAATACTAGTAGTCACCGTAACGCATAGTAATTGAACCTTCTAGATAGAAGAATATAATATTACCAAGAGTGTCCGACTTCCTATTTTAGGAAGATAATATATGCTGAACTCTATAGAAATATAGAGAATCTAGAGATAAAAAGCTCTAGAGATAACAAAATGGTGGACTCTGACTCAGCAGAAACATTATCTTTAACTTCTACTTTTGTATTAGATTTATTTACAGATAAAATAGTAGCAGAATATACAGGAAGACAAGAGTTTGCTGATGATAATTTTGAAATTGTAAGATTACTATGTTTATTTTATAATGGTAAGTGTCTATATGAACAGAATAAAAAAGGAATATTTGCTTATTTTAATAGAATGAATTCTTTACATTTATTAGCAGATGTTCCTGAATATTTAAAAGATAAACAGTTAGTAAAAACTTTAGGATATGGAAATACTAGTAAAGGAGTGAATGCTACTTTGCCTATAAATAACTTTGCTAACCAGCTTATTAGAGAATGGCTAATAAAACCAATTCCTATAGAGATTACAGAAGGAGATGAAATAAAAACTATTCAAGTAAGTAATTTATATTCTATAAAGAATAGAGCTTTGCTTCAAGAGTTAATACTTTTTAATCCAGATATAAATGTGGATAGGGTAAGAGCATTAGGTATGCTAATGTTATATAGAGAAGAAAAAATGATTTTATATCAAGGAAACTTTTCATCAGAAGATAGAGAAAAAGCAGAAAAAGATTACTTAGGTAAAGATGATTTCTTTGAAAGAAATTACAAGAATAAATTAAAAAAGATGTATTAGTATTATTATTAAAGAATTTATTTTATTGTAATAATATAATTACTTCTGTAAATTTGTAAATAAATTATTGGAGATATGAGTTACAGTTTTATAAACTTACCTCCACAACAAATTTCTTTTAAAAAGAAAAATAAAGAGTGGAGAAAAAAGCATTTAGATTGGGCTGATAATAGATCTTCAATTACTTATGATCTAGTAAGGAAAACAGTACTTCATAAAAAGATTAACTATGATTTAGTTAATGGGAAGTTGCACATGGATGATTTAAAATTAATTTTAAATCCTTCTGATGTACAAGCTGCTTATATTCCAGAAAAGATACAGCACTATCCTATAATGAATAGTAAGATGAATGTTCTTAGAGGGGAGGAGGCTAAGAGAGTATTTGATTATAGAGTAATTGTAACTAATCCTAATGCTATTACTGAAATAGAAAATAATAAAAAAGAAGAGCTTTTTGCTAGACTTCAAGAATGGGTTCAAAATACTGCTATGTCTGAAGAAGAAGCTAATGCAGAACTTGAAAAAATAAATTATTATTATAATTATGAATGGCAAGATTTGAGAGAACTCAGAGCAAATTCTTTATTAAATCATTATTCTAAAGAACTAAATTTTGTAAATATATTTAATAAAGGATTTACAGATGCTATGGTATGTGGTGAAGAAATTTACCAATGTGATATAGTTGGAGGTGAACCTACTTTAGAAAAAATTAATCCTTTAAAAATTAGAATCTTTCAGGCAGGATATTCAAATAAAATTGAAGATGCTGATATGATAGTTATTGAAGATTATTGGAGTCCTGGAAAAATTATTGATACTTATTATGAGTCTTTAACTCCTAAAGATATGAAATATCTTGAAGATATAGAAACTTTAGAAGGAAGAGCTTATCATGATGGTATGGATAATATAGATGAAAGATTTGGTTTTGTTCCTACTATGGCAGTTACTGAAGACTTTTTTACAACTGCTGGTGATTCTATATTTCAAGCTAATGCTATAGATACTTCTATGCCTTATGATATTGCAGGTAATATTAAAGTACTAAAGGTCTATTGGAAATCTAGAAGAAAGATAAAAAAAGTTAAATCTTTTGATCCAGTAACAGGTGAGGAAATATTTAATTTTTATTCTGAAGATTATCAAATAGATGAAACTTTAGGAGAAGAAGAAACTATTTTCTTTATTAATGAAGCTTGGGAAGGAACTAAAATAGGTTCTGATATTTATGTTAATATGAGACCTAGACCAGTTCAGTATAATAGATTAAGTAATCCTTCAAGGTGCCACTTTGGTATAGTAGGTTCAATTTATAACCTTAATGATGATAAGCCTTTCTCTTTAGTAGATATGATGAAACCTTATAATTATTTATATGATGTTGTCCATGACAGATTAAATGTGCTTCTAGCTAATAATTGGGGAAAACTAATTCAAATGGACTTAGCTAAAGTTCCTAAAGGTTGGGATATAGATAAGTGGATGTACTATGCTAAGAACTTTAACTTAGCCATTGTAGACTCTTTTAAAGAAGGGAACTATGGCGCTGCTACAGGTAAATTAGCTGGAGGATTAAATAATGCTTCTTCAGGAGTAGTAGATGCTGAATTAGGTAATGTAATACAGCATAATATACAATTATTAGAATATATTAAAAATGAAATGTCTGATGTGTCTGGTATTTCTAAACAAAGAGAAGGACAAATATCTGCTTCAGAAACTGTAGGAGGTGTTGAAAGGTCTACATTACAAAGTTCTCATATTACTGAATGGTTATTTCTTACTCATGAAGATGTAAAGAAAAGAACAATAGAAGTATTCTTAGAAACTGCTAAGATAGCTTTAAAAGGCAGGAATAAAAAGTTTTCTTATATTCTTCCAGACAATACTACTAAAATAATGGAAATTGAAGGGGAAGAATTTGCAGAAGCTGACTATGGATTATTAGTAGATAATTCTAAGGGTACTCAAGAGTTATCTCAAAAAATAGATATGTTGGCTCAGGCTGCTTTACAGAATCAAACTCTAAACTTCTCTACTATTATGAAATTATATAATTCTTGTTCTTTGGCTGAAAAGCAAAGAATGGTAGAAAAGAATGAGCAGGAAATAATGGAAAGACAGCAACAGGCACAACAGGCTGAACAACAAGCACAGCAAGAAGCTTTACAGGCTCAAATGGCTCAACAGCAGAAACAGTTAGATATGCAAGATGCTTTAAATGCTAGAGATAATGAAACTAAAATTCTTATAGCTCAGATGAATAATATGACTAAAGAGAATGAAGATAATGGAGAAAATGCATATCAATTTGAAAGAACTCTAGAAGAGAAAAGAAGAGAATTTGATGAAGCACATAAGCTAAATAGGGAGAGATTAAATTTTGATAGGGAGAAGGCAAAAACAGATGCTGAATTAAAAAGACAGCAGATTAAAAAACAATCTATTAAAGCAACTACTAAAAAATAAAGAATATGTATTTTACACAAGAAGACTATAGAAAAATAGAAGCTTGGCTAAAATCTAGAGCTGTAAAAGATTCAGAGTTTATGCAAGCATCCCCATTGAATGGTAAGGAATGGGTAGCTATTTTACAAGATGGTCATAATAAGAAGGTAAGGTTAAAAACCTTACTTGATCAGCATAGTATGCTATATTCAGATAGAGACTTAATTAATGTAACTAAGACTTATGATTTAGACATTATGTCTTTTGAAGAGGCTATCCAATATATTCCAGAGTATAAAAGATATGGAGGTCTTATTATTACTTTTATGGATGATATGGGATATTGGCAATACTGGCAGTTTGTACCTCACAGTAAGTGTGAAGATATTACAGAAGAAGAATGGAATGATAGAGCTAATTGGAAAACACTTGAAAATGATTTTATAAGGGCAGATGATGAAGATACTTTTGAATTCTTTAATAGAAAACTTTCTAGAACTGAAATAAAGTTTAAAGATAAAAAATATGAACCTCCTATATGTTCAGGATTAGGAAGAAAATATTTAAGAAAAAGAATTGAATTTTCTTGTAACTCTGGAGAAGAAGCTTTGTGTGTTTTAAAGCAAGAAGATTTTTCTGACGCTAATACTATTTATATTATTCAATATGATTATACTCTTAATGGAAAGACTATAAATGTTTCTGAAGGATGTGTTCTTTGGTTTCAAGGAGGAAGATTAAAGAATGGTACATTAAATACTAATGGTGCTGCCTTATGGGGAATAGACAGTACTGACGATTGTGTGCTTGAGAATAATCCAGCTATTATAGAAGTAAGTAATTCTCATAGAGGAGAATTATTAACTTTTAAAGAAAAGGCACAGAAATATACTTATGATAACAAATCTTTTTATGGTGTTAAAAATCCAAAAAGCGAAAATCAAGAGGCAGATGAAGGATTTGAAGAAATTTATAAAAAAGTAGATGGTACATTTAACAGTCATATTTTTGCAAATATTGATAGTGAAGTCTTTAAAGACACAGAAGCTGATCTTCTAAAATGGTATGATGGAACCAATTGGTATCCTATACTTGATAGTAGAGATTATAAAAATATCAGAAAGGAGATAGGAGATTTATATAAAGGTTTAAGAGGAGAAATAGAAGGAGTATATACTTATTATACAGGTTATTTAGAGCCTTATAATCTTATGCTTCAGTATATCAAATCTAGTGATTCAGAAAATAATAAAGGTAAGAATATTAAAGAGACTATAGATGATTTATATAGTAAGATAGGAAAATTAGATCTTACTGAGATAAATAATAAAAATACAGAACAAGATACAAGTATTGCTGAATTAGGAAATAAAGTAGCAGCATTAGAAAAAATAAAACCTGTTAAATCAGTTTCTATAAATAAAGGTACTAAAAATACTCCTGATGAGAATGGTAATGTAGATTTGACTATAAATTTCCCTGAACCTCCTAGTTTTGATACTACTGAAATAGAGAGAAGATTAGAATCTCTAGAAAAGAAGGGCAAAGAGTTAGAAGATAAAAATGAAAGTATTGAAGATGAAATATCTGATATTAAAGAATTAGAATCTTTGAATGAGACTTTTATTTTTAAATTAAATAAAGAGTCAGCACGCTATACTGCTATTACAGACACTCTTGAAACAGATGGTGATTACTATGTTTTACCTGGAAAGGATAATTTAGGAAATAGTTTTTATAATAAGTCTGATAAATTTAAAGTAGAGTATAGAAAGTATCAACCTGAAGGTGTTAGTTGGTGGGCTACTGAATTTAGATTTGTAATATCTCCTAAAAAAGTAGGAGATAAGACAATGTATTTTGAATTTGGAGGATTAGACTGTACTTTTACCAATCCTTATGCTGATAATATATTATGTTGGAAAGATTTAAAGTATTATAAAGATAGTGACTTAGGGGTATTAGATGATGGGCACTTACCAAAAACTAGTGTACAATATTCTGGAAACACTTTAGTCGTTTCTTACTTCTTTAATAAGAAGGGTAAGGGAGCCCAAATATATAAATTTTTTTCTATTATGGAAAATGGATATAATATACTTGAAGAAGCTAATATTGTTATTAATGGATATTGGAGGGAAATATGATAGAACAATTATTAAAAAAGAATAAATTAGGAGAGTATGAGAATATGTATCCTGTAACTCTTCTAGAAGCCATTAAATTAAATGGTAATTCTAATGAATCACTAAAAGACTTTATAAAGTCTATTAATCATATTTATGTAAAATGGAAAGGCGATATTTCTACAACTTTAAATTCAATTTCTCCTGAGTATAGAAGAAAGGGGTTGTGGGTAACTTTTTTAGACTGTAAAGGTACGGTTAATACTTATTACTATAATAATGGTTCTATGTCAGATTCTAATTGGGGAGATATAGAAAATTGGGTAGAATGTATGTCTGGTGGAAATTTTACTGACTCAGTAATAGAGATTATAAACTGGTGGTATGAAAATAAACAGAATGGAGGTTAATTATGGCAACAATAGAAAATGAAAATACTTCAGGAATGGCAGTGTTTTTTTTAAATAATGCTGTCCAATGTGCAGAGATTCCTGAAGGAGTAGAAGAAGGTCTTACTTGGGAAGATCAGTTAAATGGTAAATATCTTTTATTAAGTGCAGCACAGATTGAATTCTTTTTAGAGAATCCTAACTTAGCAGCTAGTGAAATTTATAATTTAACTACTGATGATGAAGCTGACTATACTTTTCTTAGGGAAGAATATTTAAGAAAAAATGAGGAGCTGTATAATGACTGGATTAATTCTCACTCAGCAGGAATTTCATACCCAAATACAGATGGGTATGAGGAAAAAAATATTTTTTTTAATTATTT